TACATGATGCGGTACGCCTGTTCAGCGTCTACGCAGCGGCAAAACAGGTGGGCGTATCCCTGGCCAACTTCGCACCCAAAGACGTGGGTGACGGCAAAGCAACGATCTCCAGGTACTCAGGGGAGCCTTTTGAGAAGGTCCTCGCGGGTATCGACGATTACTACAACGTGCTGCGCACCGAGCTGCGCACACTGTATGAGGTGTTTTCCAGCAGCACAGCGACTGCCGCCTCCACCAAGCCCAGCACATTTTTCGTGGCCGGCAAGCGCGGTTACGACCCAGTCACAGGAGCTTAAATGCTCACCCTCGCTGACGCCTCGCGGTACTTTGACCGCACTCCGATCCTTGATCCGTACACCGGCGCTCTGCTGTTCTACGCACAGATCGACCCCTACCAAGACGCAGTTCGTGACAGTGCAACCGCTTACCGGCGCATCATGTCCCTGGCGCCCGGGATCAGTATGCCGGCCAGCCGCCTGGTTAAAATCCTGGGCAGCGTGTGGATCGTAGGCGACTCTGAAATCGACGGCATGTCCAAGGCGCACAGGGAGAAGTTTGTGCTGCACCCGGCGCCCACACTGCTTGGTGTGCGCACCCTGAACGGCCACGTAGTAGGCGGCGCGTTCACTACATCGTGGGGCGACATGGTGTGGCTCAAGGACGCCAAAGAAGAATCATCATCTTCTCGCACGAACCCGATGTATACGGCGTATTTGCCCACAAGCGCCACCCTCAATGAGTACAACGTGATCACCGTGGGGACGACCGGGTATCTGGTTGGCCCCCCACACGACATGGCTTCAGGCACTCTGTCGGCCACCTGTTCCAAGCTCGAGTACGGGGTGGCGGACGCCACCCTGGCCACACGGGTCTACGACCCGGTGCTGGGCAAGTACACGTCCAGCGTCGACACCACGGTGAAGTGCCTGCGCGTGCGCTGGCAGAGCCTGTACCTGTACGGCTCACAGGGCGACACCAAGTATCAGGAGGGAGATTGCTCCCTGGTGTTCCCCACGGGCACCCCGCTGGCTACCAAGGACCGTGTCACACTTGACGCTCAGGTGTGGAGTGTGCTGGCAGTGGAGACGCTCGGAGGCGCTGTGGTTGCCCACGCGCGCAGAGGGTGAGCCAGGCAGACCTTGCCGGGTTCAACAACGGCGTCGACATTTGGCTGAAGCAGGTCAAGAGTGTTGCCACCGAGCAGTACCGCGACATGGTGTGGGAGATTTTTCTGCGCGTGGTGCGCGAGACCCCGCAGTACACCGGCAAAGCAGTAGCGAACTGGAACATCAGCGTGGGTCAGCCGGACTTCAGCTTTGATGACAGCCTTGGCGACCATGACATCTGGTTTGACCCGCCTGATCCGGAAGGGTCGGGGGTGGCACACCCAGATGACCTACGCCGCAAGGGTGACCGTAAGTGGATGCAGATCGCGTGGAACCGCAACCGGCCCAGGAAGGACGCCATTCGCTACCGCGACCGCGTGTTCATTTCCAACGGCGCCACCGGTGACAGCGTGACGGGGGACCCAAACGAGGGCTTCGCCTACATCGAGGCCCTCCAGCAGCCCGGCCACTGGCGCAAGCGTCTGCGGGAGGAGAACCTACCGTTTGAATCGGTCCAGGAGTCCCTGATCTACGTGATGACCAAGATGACTCGGTGGGACGACGCACGCCCACGATACGGAACAGGAGATTGGTAATGACCCCCAAAGAATTTAGAGCTGCAGCGTTTGCCGAGGTGCAGGCCTGGGCGGCCGCCAACTTCCCTGCCATGCCCGTCCTCTACGAGAACGGGCCCACCCCGGACGAGGACGCCATGGGCGCCATCTGGCTTGATATTGAGATTCGCTGGTACGGCTCCACGGTGGCAGCCATCGGCACACCCCCGCGCGTGCGCCACACGGGAGCCTTGTCGGCAATGTGCTTTTACCGCAGCGGGGAGGGCACGGACGAGCCCGACTCGGTGGTCGACTCGCTGTCGGAATACCTGCAGGCGCGCAGGCTCGGTGCAGGGGTGCTTGAGGCGGCTCAACGCACTGTTCCCACAAACGTCAGAGGCTGGTTCAAGTCCGGAGTTTTTATCCCATTCACGCTCGGATAGGGTGGGGGATTTACTTTTCCTGAAAGTGTCCCCAGTATCACGCGAATCCTTCCTACAACAAGAAGCACATAAGGAACTCACATGGCATTTTCATCAAACGCATTCGGTCAACTTCGCTACGTCAAGGAGACAGCTCCTACCGTGATTCCCGGCTCCGGCGGCACGAACCTGCGGCAGACTGGCATGACTTTGAAGGCAGCTATTGCGTCTGTCAAATCCGAAGAAATCCGCCAGGATCGCCTGGCTACCGGCTCCACCAACACCGACATGACTGTCGATGGCGGCTTCAACTTTGAGATGTCTGGCAAAGAGTACGACCCCTTCCTGGCCAACCTGCTGGGTCAGTCGGGTTTCACGCATTACGGCACGTTGGGCATCAGCGCGGCGATCCCCACCAGCCTTACGGCTGCCGCCAGCACATTGACAGCTGGAGCGGTTACGGCGGGGGCTGACATTTTCACAGCCCTGGCTGCGGGCTCGTGGATCAAGGTGATCCCATCGGTTGGCTCGACTCAAGCCATCAAGGACTACTACGCGGACAAGTGGTTCAAGGTGTCGGCGACGACTACGACGGTCATCACACTTGACGCCAGCACGCCTATCGCCGCACCCGGCATCGGCTCATTGGGCGCCACAGCCAAAATCAGCCAGTCATCCATCGTCAACGGTGCCACTTTCGACACCTTCGCCATGGAGTACGCCCTGTCGGATATTACGCAGTACCTGACATTCACGGGCTTGCAGGCCAACACGTTCGACCTGAGCTTGGATGTTGGTGCTATTGCTAAGGGTTCCTTCGGGTTCACCGGCCGGGGCCACACGATGCAGGCCACACCCCTGATCACCGGCACAGCCGCTTCCCAGACTCTGGAAGTGGTAAACGGCGTGACCGACATCGGCGCGATTTACGAGAACGGCACCAGCATCCTGGGCGCCACATCGTTTATCAAGAGCCTGAAGTTCAACGTCAACAACAACACCCGTGCACAAAAGGCGCTGGGCGTGTTTGGCACGGTGGGCGTGGGTTACGGCGAGTTGGCCATCAGCGGCACGCTGGAAGTGTTTGTGGAAAACGCCGCTTACTACCAGAAGTGGTTGCAAGGCACCAACACCAGCCTCTCAGTGGGCATGGCAGACGCATCTGGTAACGGTTACATGTTTGATTTTGACCGGATCAATTTCAAGGATGGTGGCCTGAACCTGTCTGGTCGGGACGACGTGATGTTGTCGCTGCCCTTCGAGGCGTTCTACAACCCGGCGACCAACCGGGGCATTCGCATCACGCGCGCCGTCGCGGCATAAAGAATCTGACGGGGAGGGGTAACCCTCCCCGAAAGTAAGCGGGCCCAAAGAGGCCCATTTCAACCCTGAAAAATAAGAAGTACCCCATGGACATTTTTGACACTTACGCCACAGACGAAACTGCCGAAGTCGAGGGCCGTTGGTTCCCACTCGACAAGAAGACCAAGGTGCTGGTCGCGCGCACCGGCAACCCCCGCTACCTGAAGGCCATCCGCCAGCGCATGAAGGATGCACAGGTTGACACAGAAGACCAGAGCGAAGAGAACGAGACCCTGGTGAGCGACCTGATCGTCGAGACCATGGCCGAGACCATTCTGCTGGGCTGGAAAGGCCTGACGCTGAAGAAGGAAGAACTTGCCTACAGCAAGGCCAACGCCATGAAGGTGTTGGCTGTGAAGGGCTTCCGCGCCCGTATCTCTGGCATTGCCGACAAGCTCGAGTCCTTCCGCGTGAAGGATGAGGAAGCCCAGGGAAACGCCTAAGCGCCGACCTGCTGTGGAACCTCCGGTGGGGTTCCTCAGTCAAGGCATTCAAGGCGCGCGAAGCAAAGACTGGTGTCAAAGCCAGACCCATGCTCGAACGCCCGGTTTTGAAGCAAGAGGACCTCCCCTATAGGGAGGCCTTTTTCCTTCTGAACGACGGGCGCACGCAGGGGGCGGGCGGGTTTGACCCACTGGCAACGAGTGAGATTTTGGCGCTTGTGGTTATGGGGGGGATTGCGTATATCGGCGACAAGCCCAAGTATCTACGTCTGATGCGCCAATTAGACCGAACCTATCTCGAACACCAGGCTGAAAAAGCACCGAAGAAGTAACACCAATGAGCAACTCTGCAACAGGCCCCGGCACCTCCCTCAACGTAAATGTTGGGGGTGATGCTGAGGCAAAGCTGACGGGCATCGCGGGCAAGGCCAAGGAAGCCGGTGCCTCGATTGCGGAGTTGGCGCGCCTGTCGAAAGAGATGTCGGCAAACATGTCGGCGGTGGCGGCTGCAGCACCCAAGTCGATGACACCCTCGATTGACGCGCTCAAAGCTACGATGGCCAGCATGGCGTCGGTGGTGGGCCAGTCGATGAAAGAAGTGACGGGGGTGATGGACCAGACGGCGCGCGCTGCGGCGGCCGCCGGGACCGCGACGGGTAAGGCGTTTGCGAAGGGCGTTGACGAGGGGGGCAAAGCCGCAGTGCGCACGGCCAAGGAGCTGAGAGCAAAGCTCCAGGCGGAGTACGACGCGATGTCCTCCATGGGCAAGGTCAAGCTCGGGGCGCTTGAGAACCTCAGCGCCATGAAGATTTCCCTGAATCCAGAGGACAGCAAGCGCCTGAAGGACGCACTGAGCCTGCGCAAACTGAACACTGAGGCCACCAAGCAGGCTTTCGACACGGAGGTCAAGCTGCTCAAGGAGACCACGGAACTCGAGAAGTCCAGAAGCACCAACCGGCGCGCCTCTGCGGCGTTCGATAAGCAGGTAGCCCTGGACGCGGCTAAGTCCGTCGAGGCCTCCAGCAAAAACGTGCTGCGAAACGCAGCGTTCGAGAAGAAGAGTCTGGAGGAGAGACTTGCTCTGTCGAAGCTCATTCGGGAGGTGTCCAAGGTAGACGGAGTGTCCCAGGACATGCTGAGGTCCACCTACGGCACCAAAGCCGTCTGGAACTCGCAAAACATCGGAAAGCTGCGGGCGAGTGTGGAGGCTGACAAGGCAGTGCTGGAGTCTGCAAGAGTCGCCAAATCCCAAATAGACGACTTTGCCCTAGTGGAGCGGGCGCACGTCAAGCAGACGGCCAACGCAGCGGCTCGGGATGCCGCGTACCACTCACAGGCCCAGACAACCGCAGCGCGCACCCTAAAAGATGCGGCCGGCGCGCAGACTGAGTTACGCAGACTGCGTGCGCAAAGCGTGGATCAAGACATCGCAGGATACCAACGAGTGCAGGGGCACATGAGCGCCTTCTACAAGCAGCAGGCATCGGTGGCGCTTGAGGCGAAGAAGACACTTGACGCTGTAACCCAAGGGTCGTTCGAGCGGGTGCAGGCGGCTGCGCGTTCACAGTCAACCCAGGCATTCAACGACCCACGTGGGGATTTCTCCAACCTGGGCGGGGCCAATCACAAGGAGCTGGTCAGGACCACCAAGGAACTTGACCACAGCCACAGGTCCCTGAACCAGACGATCACGGATGCCAAGTTTGCCTTCCGGGGCCTTGCCGGGAGCATCGGACAGGTGTACCTGAGTTACGGAAACCTGCTGCCGCTGATCGCCGGTGCCGCCATCGGCGGCGCTGTGGCCAATGTCGTGAAAATCGGAGCTCAGGTAGACAACACGTTCCGCACGATTCAGGTGCTGTCGCAGGAGTCAGCGGACAGCGTCGACCAACTCAACGCTCAAATGCTTGAGCTGGCCCGCTCGGGTCCGTTCGGACCCCTCGAAGTCGCGGAAGCGATGAAAACCATGAGTTTGGCGGGGCTGTCGGCCACCGAGGTGAGTGCGGGTATCCGTGACGTTCTGAACTTCGCAGTGGCGGGCAACACCAGCATCAAGACATCTGCGGATGTCCTGACTTCCGTCAGCACAGCCTTCAAGATGGGGGTTGCGAGTTACAACTATGTGGCCGACGTCATTGCGAAAACCGCCGCAGTATCAAAGTCCTCCGTCGAGTCCATAGGCGAGGCATTCAAGACGGCCTCGGTGATCAATTCACAGTACAAGGTGTCACTGAGGGACGTGGGCCTCGGGATGGCTGTATTGAGCAACGTGGGCATTCAGGGCACTGCCGCGGGTACCGCACTGCGCAACACGTACAAGGAGCTGTTGCACCCCACCAAGCAGGCGGCAGCGGAAATGAGGCGTCTGGGACTTGAGGTGCGGGACGCCAACGGAAATGTGCTTCCGTTCACACAGATCATGGGGAACCTGTCCAAAGTGTTGGCGGGCACCGGCGAGGTCGCTCGGGCTAACTCGCTGGGGACTATATTTGGGGAGCGAGGCAGCAAGGAGCCTATCGAGGCCCTGGCCCTGTTTGAAGCGAAGGTAAAGGGCACGGGTGTGACGGTGTCCAACATGCTCCTGGACCTGCAGAACAAAGCCAACGAAAGTACCGGGTTCGTGATGGACGCCGCCGCGCAGATGTCGCTTACGCCGCTGAACCAGATGAAGTCAGTCAAGGCGGCGCTGGAAGCCACCATGTCGGAAGCCTTCCAATCGGTTGCACCTCTGGTGCTGGAGTTGAGCACGCGCTTGAAGGGCATCTTCGGCAGTGACGAGTTCAAGACGGCTCTGCAGAACATCGCAGTTGGGTTCGGCAACCTTGGGGTGGCCATTGCGGAAAACATCGAGACAATCGGCAAGCTCATCGGCGCTTACGCGGTACTCAAAGTATCAATGGCCATGGGGGGCCTGCTGAAGGTGATTGTCACCGAGGTGGGCCTGGTAGGTACCGCCATGATGACCGCAGCTGTCAACGCGGGGCTTCTGCAAGGAGCCCTCGCGGGCGCGGGCGTCGCAGGCACAGGCAAAGTCGGTGTACTGATGCAGATGGGAAAGTTCCTGCCCGTCGTGGGAACCGCGATCACAGCGGTCAGTGCTGCTCTGGGAATCTACACCCTGTTTACGAACAGAGCGTCTTCCGACAGCAAACTGGCAGCGCAGGACACCTCCCTCCTGGAGTTTTACACCAAGCAGACCGAGCACCTGAAAGAGGCGAACATCGCACTCGCGGAGAACATTACACTCGAGGAGCTGAGGGCGCGGACCAAGGTCAACAGTGACAACGCGATCGCCAAGGTCGGCGCGGCAGGCGCCGTGTCCCAGGCGGAAGGCGCGCTGAAAGACGCCCAGGACCATGTCAAAGCGTTGGAGGCTTCGGAGACCCTGTTCGATAAGCTCAGGCTGTCGTCCTCAAAACGGGACGTCTCCGAGCGTACCTATGACCTCGGCAAAGCTCAGACCGCAGCGGCTCGCGTAGCTGAGGCGGCCACGACGGCGAGCGCGGAGGTGACCGCGGCGCGCACCACAGCACTTGCCTACACCGAGGCCAACGCAAGGCTGACTGAGTGGCGCGCCAGCCTGCGGAACTCCACAACACCTACGGGGGACGTTGCAGATGTGGGGGGAGGTAAACACAACAGCGCCCTCAAAGAAAGTCAAACAGCTCTCACCACCCAGATCAAACTCCTGAAGCTGGAGCAGAGCAACGCCGACAAGGTTTTCGAGAACACCAACGCCATAGACAAACGCAACGCCGCCGTGCGCGGGTTTGTCACAGAGACAGAACAGGCAAGCCTGCGCACACGCGCAATCGAGAAGGCAGACTCCCAATACACCATTGACGTGATGGAGGCTGTCAGGGCCGCCAACGGCACTGTGGAGAGTGAGAAGTCGAGCCCAACGGCGGTGGCCCAGGCGCAGGACATGCTTGGCCTGGCTGTCGAGGAGCTGAATGTCAAGCGTGATGCGACCATTGACGCCGCCAAGCGCGCAGGCGCAGACATGGAGATCGCGCGCAACTCCAAAATTCTGCTGGACGTCTCCAAGCAGGAGCTGGAAGCCGTAAAGGAAGAGGAAGCGGCGCGCTCGGACCAACTTGGAATCACCAAGGCCAACAATGACCTGGCGGCAATCGGAAAGAACCTGACAGGGGCCCAGGTGGCGGAGATCACAAAGCTTGCAGCCCTTGAAGAAGCCAAGCATATTTTCACGTACGAGTCGCTGATAGCGCAGATGGCGCTGCAGAGCGAGATCAACCGCTTGGCAAGCACCGGGGCTACTGACATCGGGTTTGGCGCTGGCCAGGCCGTGAAGTTATACGAGGCCGCCATGGAGGTTGCCCTGCGCAAGCGCAACACGGCTATGACCAGGGCGGACATCGCTGCGGCAACAGCCACCGGGGCTGAGTATCAGAAGGCGTTTGCCAGCGTGGGAGGTGTGCTCGCTGACGCACTTTTCACCGGCGGGTCCGAAGGCGCCAAGAAGGTCGGGGACTTCCTACGCGAGGAGCTTCTGCGCAAACCTTTCAAGATGATCGTACAGGCTATCCTGAGCCCAATCACAGGTCAGTTGACCCAAATGATCAGCAGCGCGCAAGGGGCGGCGGGTGGCTCAGGTGGGGGTGGCAGCAACCTGCTGGGCACC